GGTGGCGGAGGCGGTTCTGGTGGACTAGCTGCTTTTTTAAACTTTGACATCGGTGGCGGCGGTGGTGGTGTCGGTATATTTGGTCAAGGGTCCAATGGTGCTGGCGGAGCAGGTAGTGAAACAGATGGCGATGGTGGTGGTGGCGGGTCTGGAGGCGCTGCAGGTCTGCCCGGCACGTCCGGCAATGTTGGAGCTGGCGGTGCCTATGGTGGTGGGGGCGCAGGTGCTGACTACTACACTACTTCTAGCACCCCTATTGGTGACGGCGCAGGCGGGGCAGTCAGAATTATATGGGGACCGGGCAGAGCCTTTCCATCAACAAATACAGGTAATTTATAATGTGGATAAAAGACGGCGAAATATACACAATCCACTCCGAGATCCGCAGGGCGCACCCTCAAGTCTCGATGCCGAAAGAGCTGACCGAGGCCCTGATAGCAGAGCTTGGCTACGAGGTAATTTACACAACCGAGCGCCCGGTGGCTGACGTGGTCGAGGAGCTGCCGCCCGCGTACAACGAGACAACCCAACGCTGGGAGCAGCAGTGGTCCTCCCGCGCATTTACTGAGCAGGAGATCGCCGACAACCTAGCCGCAAAACGCGAAGGGATGATCGTCACTCCACGCCAAGCCCGACTCGCCCTGCTGGGTGCTGGCAAGCTGGCAGATATTGAAACCGCCATAGCTGCTTTAGATAATCCTACTAAAACAGCAGTACAGATCGAGTGGGAGTACGCTCGTACTATAGAACGGACAAGTGCATGGGTTATTGCAATGACGCAAGCCCTAAATATGACGGAAGAAGAAATAGATACGTTATTTGAAATAGCAACTCAACTTTAAGTTAGCTCGGGAGATGTAAGTGAGTAACTACACAAAAAGCACAAACTTTACAGCAAAAGATTCACTACCTCCGGGTGACAGTAGTAAGATCATCCGTGGTTCTGAGTTTGACACAGAGTTTAACGCTATCCAAGCTGCTGTTAACTCTAAGTCGGATACTGCATCTCCCACGTTTACAGGCACTGTTACTATTAACGGTGTTGCGTTAACCGCTACAGGTGTTGAACTTAACTATACAGACGGTGTCACATCTAGCATTCAAACACAGTTAAATGCAAAAGCACCAATAGCATCTCCTACGTTTACAGGCACTGTAACACTGCCTGCTGTAACTGAAACTGTGTATGCTATTACTGGTACTACTCCAGCGATTAGTGCATCTAATGGTACTATTCAAACATGGACACTTAGTGCAAACAGTACACCTACTGATTCATTGTTAGCGGGTCAGTCTGTTGTTTTACACATTAATGATGGTTCAGCGTACACTATTACATGGACTAGTCTTATAGATCAATGGAAGACTAATAGCGGTTCAGCTCCTGTTCTTGCTACTACAGGAGAAACTGTAATAGTAGTATGGAAAGTGGGAACAACTGTATACGGCGCTCGTGTAGGTAATAATTAATGTTAGCCAAGTTTCTTATTGGTGCTACTGGTGGTGTCGTTACTGACCTTAATAACATTGTACTTGTTTACGATACTAGATTAAGCTCAGGTACTACTATTTCAGTACCTACTGGAAGCGGTTCTCATACAATAGATTGGGGTGATGGTACGTCTAATTCTTATAATACGTCTGGTTATAAAAATCACACTTACTCTGTTAACGATGTCTATATAGTTCAAGTGTCTGGGACTGTGACTAGTTTTGGTAACTCTTCAGCACCTACAGCAAATAATGTTAATAAACTACAAGAATGTCTTAGTTTTGGTAATGTTGGTCTTACATCATTAAGTAGTGCTTTTAGAGATTGTTCTAATCTTACTTCAGTACCATCATCTATTCCAAGTGCTGTTACTGCTTTAACTTCAATGTTTTTTGGCTGTACTTCGTTCAATGACAACAGCGTTACTAGTTGGAATACTACTAATGTAACTGACATGAATAATACCTTTAGAGACGCTACGTCATTTAATAGGGCAATTGGCAGTTGGACGATGACAAATGTTGCTTCTATTAGAAGCATGTTTGAAGGAGCCACTTCGTTTAATCAATCACTTAATTCTTGGAACACTATAAACATTACTGATATGTCTCGTGCTTTTCAAAGTGCTACAGCGTTTAATAATGCCATTGGTGGTTGGAACACATCTAGTGTAGTAGATATGGGTGCAATGTTTGCTCTTGCGACTTCGTTTAATCAATACATTGGTGATTGGGATACAAGCAGTGTAACAGACATGGTTTCTATGTTTAACTCTGCTACAGTATTTGACCAAAATTTAACAGGCTGGTGTGTTACTAACATTACTTCTGAGCCTTCAAACTTCTCTGTTAGTAGTGCTCTTAGCCCTGGCAATAAACCAATTTGGGGCACTTGCCCATAAAGGATGTTGAACATGGATGAAAGGTGGCACCTGAGCAAGTCTGTATCTTTGGTACACATTGTTACTACAATGGGTGTCATGGCAAGTGCTATGTGGTACTTCGCTACTACAGAAAACCGTATTACTTTAGTAGAGAAAGACCAGACTTACTTGAATGCTACAGTATTACGCGTAGAACAACAACAAAGGGATCAAGGGCGTGAGCTGTCAAATCAAATAAGTAATCTTCGGAATGAGACTAATAGTAACTTTGATAAGTTAGATAAGAAGCTAGATAGGTTAATTGACAGAGAGTTAGATAGGTAATGTTAAACCTTCTTATAGGCCCAATCACAGAGCTACTGTCTAAGGTTATACCTGACAAGACAGAACGTGAAAGGCTTGCCTATGAGATCAGTACGTTAGCAGAGCGTCAAGCACACGAACAAATGATGGCACAGCTAGAGGTCAATAAGACTGAGGCTGGTCACATATCGTTGTACGTAGCTGGATGGAGGCCATTTATAGGCTGGTCATGCGGTATAGCTATGGCATTCAACTATATTGGCGTACCTGTGATTGAGACAGTAAGTGTAATAAATGGTACACCTCTGACAATAAACCCGCTTGATCTTGAAGTAATGATGCCGGTGTTGTTAGGTATGCTAGGGCTTGGTGGTATGCGTTCATACGAGAAGCGTAACGGGGTAGCGAGAGAGAAATAATGGCGATTACAGACGAACAATTACAAGCCTACTGGAATGCTAACCCTCAAGAGCTGGAGAAGGCTGTTACTTCTAATCCGGGTATGTTTGGTCTGAGTCCTCAGACTTCTCAGGTTTCTCAGCCTGCTGCTTCAGTTCAGCCTACTGGTATGATGAATATCACTGACGAGCAATTGGCTCAACACTGGCAACAGAACCCTGAAGCGTTACAAACAGCTATCCAGCAAGACCCCCGTTCATTCTTGTCTAAAGGGCTTCAACAGAACTACCAAGGGTACTCTGACTACGAATCTGCTCTTACTAATATTGCCCCCGGTGGTTACGACTCTGCTAAGTTTGCCAGAGATTTGAATTTAGCTCAAGACCTTGCCTATGTACCGGGTTCTGGCTCAGGTGGAGAGGCTGCTACAGATCGTCAGACTCAAGCTAAAAACGAAGCATTCCGTATAGCAGAACAGCTTGATATGCCATTGGTTAATGAGCAGGGCCTTGGCCTAAACACAGGTTTTACCTATACAAAGGACGGGTTTATCTATAAGCCCGGTGAGGGTGAAGTAGGTAGCTATAATATTAAGCCAGAGCGTACAGGTTCTACTGCTGCTAATTTCATGACCGATGTTGGCATACCTCTGCTTGTCGCAGGGGCTACAGGTAACGTAGCTAGTCTTGCTGGAGCAGGTGCAGCTGGTAGCGCAGCTATTGGCAGCCTTGCTTCTCAATATGCAGCTACAGGTAAAATCGACCCTACACAGGCTCTCTTAGCTGCTGCTACGGCAGGTATAGGCGATATCGCAGGTTTGACTACATGGGCACCTACAGGCGTAGATGCTATTGATGCAGGCTTCCGAGCAGCTGCAATCTCTGGTGTAAGCCAAGGTCTACAAGGGGATCTCGACGTAAATCAGCTCCTTACAGCAGGGGTTATTGGTGCTGGTACAGAACTAGCCAGTGGTATGTTCAATGATATCAAAGACCGCTTTAGTCCTGAATCTGGAGACGGCCTTGAGTTCGTTACGCCTCAGGGAGAGAGAATTGAACCTGACCCTACTATTGTAGCTAACGATGGACTGGAGTTCGTAACTTCTCAAGGTACTCGTGTAACACCTGATCCTACTATCGTAGCTGATGACGGGTTGGAGTTCGTTACAGCTCAAGGTGATAGGGTTACACCTGAAGACCTCAGCCAGTATATACCTTCTCAAGGTACGCAGGGAGGTACGCAGAGTACAGCTCAACCTAAGCAAGACACTCAAGAAGAACCGGATGAAAGATGGGGTGTTACCCTTGACGGTGAAGAATACGAAGTCACAAATCTAAAGTCTTTTGAAGAGAACGGAGTAAAAGCTCACACGTTTAATACAGATGATCCTGAAACAGTTAAAGCTTGGGAAAGGGCTGGTTACACTGTAGAACGTGTGGGTATGGAAGGTAGGGCTGAAGTGTGGAAAGCTGTACCTGCTAGTTCTAGAGGCTCATCAGAGACCTTCTACAACATAGGGGAGGGTGATTACTTTATTGGTGATCCGGGAAAGGATATTGGAACTAACACAAAAATTACTAGATTTGACGATATCTCTGCCACACCTCTTTCTGAAACAACTCAACAAGAACAGGTCACTCGTCCTGAAAGACCTGTTGATCCCCAGAAGCAGCCAGAGGTTCCTAGGGAAGTAATTGAACAGCCTGAGGAAGTAACACCTGTTAAGCAGCAAGAGGGTGGCGGTGCTAACGTATCTACTAATGTAGACTCCCCTGCTACTAACATGGGTGCTGGTGCTCCTAGCGTATCCTTGCCTTCCCTTGAGTCTTCTAGTGGGGGTATGCTTAGTAACGCTCAACAAGCCTCTGCTGCCGCCGCAGCCGCTGCTGCTATATCTGGTTCTCAGACTTCACCTGCTCCTACTGGGACAGGTACACAAGGTAGCGCCTTACCTGAAACACCTACTGATATTCCAGAGACTCCTACAGAAACTCCTACTGGTGGTACTGACCAAGCAGAAGAGTCTAAATCATTTGAGCAGAGCTTAGAGGAGTACTGGGAGAAGAACCCTGACAAGCTAGAGGAAGCTATTGCAGCTAATCCTGAAGCTTTCGGTATTGAATCCGTATCTGATGCTGAACCAGTAGAGCCTGAAGCAACTGAGACTTTTGAACAGAAGCTGGAGAAGCTGTGGGCAGAAGACCCATCTAAACTGGCAGAGGCTATCGAGTCTAACCCTGAGGCATTCGGACTACCCGCTTCAACTCAAACAGATGATGTAGCTAGTCTTGACCCTGACCCTGATCTCTTAAACGGAGACCCTGCATTGTTTGATGACACTACTGACGATGGTGTTAGTGTCGGGACAGAAGGAACTACCGATACAAAGCAGGATACAAGTGTTGACACCACAGAAGGTACAGGTGAAGGAGCTGCTAACCAAGGTGACGTTGATGGTGAAACTAACACGTCTGGTGAGGGTAATCAAGGTGATCAAGCAGGTGGCCCAGACGGTACTGAGACTGGTGAAGGTACAGGCGGTACCACAGACGGTACAACGACTGAGGGTACAACCACTGAAGGTACGACTACCGAAGGCACTACCACCGAGGGAACTGAGACTGGGACAGCTATTACCGACGACCTGAAGGGTGTTATCGACGGTATGATCAACGACATCCTGAATGGAAGGGATGGTATCAACGGTACTAACGGAACCAACGGTACTAACGGTACAAATGGGACTAATGGAACTAATGGAACCAACGGCACCAATGGGACTAATGGTACAAACGGAGAGAACGGAACTAACGGCCAGAATGGAACCAATGGTCAGAACGGGACTAACGGGACGAATGGTACGAACGGTACTAATGGCAATAACGGTGACAAAGGTGACACAGGGGATAAAGGAGATACTGGAGATAAAGGTGACACCGGAGACAAAGGGGACAAGGGCGATACCGGGGATAGAGGAAATGATGGTGAAAGAGGAAAAGATGGAGACCCCGGCAAGGACGGGGATAAAGGGGATAAGGGAGACCCCGGTAAAGATGGAGACAAAGGTGATCAGGGTGATCCCGGAAAGGATGGGGATAAGGGTGACAGAGGTGATGACGGAAAAGATGGTGATAAAGGAGATAAGGGAGACACTGGAGACAAGGGAGAAGATGGTAAGGACGGAGACAAGGGTGATACTGGCGACCGTGGAGACGACGGCAAAGACGGTGAAGACGGCGTAAAAGGTGAAGACGGTAGAGACGGAGAAGACGGAAAAGCTGGAGCCGATGGTAAGGATGGAGAGAAAGGCGATAAAGGCGATGCTGGTAACGATGGTAAAGACGGCAAGGATGGTGGTGACGGTAAGGACGGGGCAGACGGTGCCGCTGGCAGGGATGGTAAAACAGGTATGCTGACAGGAGGTGGTAAAGACTTCATGGCAGGTATCACCTACGTACTACCTATCTTGCAACAAATGGATATCCCGCTGGAAGACTTCTTGAAGAAATGGATGGACAATAAATGACATACCTTCAGCTAGTAAATAACGTCCTACGGCGTATGCGTGAAGACGAAGTAGATACCGTATCACAGAACACTTACAGTAAGATGGTAGGTGACTTTGTTAACGATGCCTTCAGGCTTGTAGCAGATGCTTGGGATTGGTCTGGGTTCAGGACTACCTTGACGATTGAAACCATCGAGGATGTCTTTAACTACGTCTTGACAGGATCAGCTAACAACGTCAAAGAGCTATCTTTTTTGAATGATACCTCTAACTGGTTCATGGAGTACAAGTCTCAAGTATGGATGGATAACGTATTCCTTAACCAAGACCCTGTAAGGAACTCCCCTCAGTACTTTACGTATAATGGTGTTAACGATGATGGTGATACTCAGATAGATGTCTATCCTATCCCTAACGGTATCTACACCCTTCGGTATAACTGTATTCTTCGTCCTACTGAACTAACCACAGATGCTCAGAAAGTCTTAATACCTTCAGCGCCTATCATTCACTTAGCTATTGCATTGCTTGCACGTGAACGTGGTGAAACAGGTGGTACGGCTGCTTCTGAGTACTTCGGGATTGCTGATAAGTACTTGAGTGATGCTATCGCTCATGATGCACACAAGCACCCTGAAGAACTGACTTGGAACTATATCTAATGGCTCAAGAACTCAAGAGCATTAACCTTGTAGCTCCCGGCTTTAAAGGTATCAATACAGAGGACTCCCCTCTTACGATTGATGCTAACTTCGCTGCTATTGCTGATAACTGTGTTATAGACAGGTTTGGTCGTATTGCAGCACGGAAGGGTTACAAGGTTCTTACAACAGACAAGACAGAACTAGGAACTGCGGCAGTTGAAGTCATTAAGGTGTTCAGGGACAGTGGTGGTAACACTAAGGTATTCTCTTGTGGTAACAGCAAAATACTGTCAGGCACTACTACACTGGTGGATGAGACACCAGCCTTATATACAGTGTCTGGCAATAATTGGGATGTAGTTAACTTCAACGACAGTATCTACTTCTTCCAGCGTGGACACGAACCACTAGTGTACAGCCATTCCTCTTCTACGTTAGAGGTTATGTCAGATGTCTCTGGGGCTGCTGGTACACCTCCTGAGGGTAACGTGGTTATTGCAGCATGGGGCAGACTCTGGGTTGCTGACTTCACTGCTGACAAGTCTACTATCTACTGGAGTGATCTGCTTCAAGGTCATGTCTGGACTGGTGGTAGCTCTGGCAGTATTGATATCTCAAAGGTATGGCCAGATGGTTACGATGAAATCACAGGACTGGCTGCTTATAATAACCAGCTTATCATCTTTGGTAAGCACAGCATTGTAGTGTACGAAGGCGCAGACTCTCCAGCGTCTATGGCACTGCTAGATACTGTTACTGGTATTGGTATCCGTTGTAGGTGCGGTATTGTAGACACTGGTACTGACCTTCTGTTCCTTAGCTATGATGGACTCAGGAGCTTCGGTAGGACTATCCAAGAGAAGTCCATGCCTATTGGTGACCTTAGCCGTAACATTAAGCAAGACTTACTACAAGCTATCTTAGCAGAAAATACACCAGTACGTATGGAGTACTCACCAGAGAATTCTTTTGTACTTCTAGTCTTTCGTTCACAGTCATTGGTGTATTGCTTTGATGTCAGGGGTACGCTAGAGAATGATTCGTATAGGGTTACACGTTGGCCCGGAAGTGATATCAAGGCTCTGTACCGTAACGTAGACGGTGTACTGTACATAGGTACTGCTGATGGAGTGTGTACTTACGACACATACCTTGATGGTACCGAAGGTTACACGATGAAGTACTACAGTCCTAACCTTACCTTTGGTGACTCTTCTAGGCTGAAGATTCTTAAGAAGATGCGCCCTACTATTATTGGTGGTAGTGGTAGCGTAGTTAAATTCAAGTGGGGTTATGACTTCTCAGGAAGCTTCAAGACCTTCACTAACACCCTTTCTATTGCAGGTGTAAGCCAATACGGTGTTGATGAATTCGGGTTAGGTGAATACTCAACAGGTGTCGTATCAACTACAGTCAACATTAACACTACGGGTGATGGCGCTAGCGTTGTTGTCGGAATGGAAGCAGAGATAGAGGGATCGTCTATGTCACTGCAAGAGTATAATATTTGGTCAATGGTAGGTAAATTAGTATGATAAATGGTTACAATCCGACTCAAAGTGGTGGAGTCCTTAACACCATAGGTAATGTTGCGAGTACTATCGGAGGTGGTCTGCAAAGCGGACTAAAGTTCGCTAATGGCCTCTTCGGAGACTATGGTGACATTATAGCTGGTGCAGCCGGTACAGGGCTTGTCGCTAAAGCCTACAGTGATCTAGGTGATATCGGTAAAGATGCCTTAGCTGGCTCTAAAGAAATTGCAGACCTAGGTCTACAGCAGTCTCAGTTCCGTCCTTACACTGTCACTTCTGGGCTGGGTAATACACAGGCAACTGCCAGTGGTCTTAACGTCAACCTATCTCCTGAACAGCAGGCGATGCAGGCGCAGCTAGGTCAAGGTGCCCAAGGGTTCTTTGGTCAGGCTATGCAAGACACTCAAGGGCGAGAGCAGGATGTCTTCAATCGCCTTAGGGCTATGCAGTCTCCTGAAGAAGAACGTCAACGTCTAGCACTGGAAGAGCGTCTACAGAACCAAGGTAGGCTAGGTGTCAGGACTTCCATGTTTGGCGGTACTCCTGAGCAGTTTGCATTAGACAAAGCACAGGCAGAGGCTAGAAATACTTCTGCTGTTTCAGCAATGGAGCAGGCTCAATTACAACAAAAACAACAAGCGGATATTGGAACTCAGTTTATGAAAAACCAGTACATTCCGCAAGCAGCTCTTATGGATCAATTTAGTAGTGGTCTACAAAATGCTAACCTCGCTCAGGGTGCTCAGCTCTACGGTGCTGGACTCTTTGGTGAATCTCGTATGGGTGGTCTTGAAGCACTCCTTGGCTCTGGTCTAGGAAGGGCTAACTTGATTGGTAACCTTGGCTCTGGTTTGTTAACTGGTGCCTTCGGTGGTGCTGGCGATTGGTTTAATAAGGACTAAGATATGGCTAGGTTTGGACAAGGTTTAATTCAAGCACTGACTAATCCTGCGTATGCAGATCAGTTATCTACAGTAGGTATGATGGCTGGTTCTCTCAAGGGACGGCGTGACGCTGAAGAAGAGGAGAAAGCAAAGCTTGCACAACAACGTGCAGCTCAGTCGTCTATCTATGCCATGATGAATCAGGGGAATCCTAACGACCCTAACGTAGCTAACTCTGTACTTGAAGTAGCTAACAGCCAAGGTCTTGACCTTGAAGATACACAGAAAGCTCTTGTGCAGGCTCAAAAAACTGCAATGGAGCGTGAACGCCTTGAGATGTCTAAGGTCGATGCTAAATACAGAGCAGCAGATCAAGCATGGCAAGAGGAGCAAAGGCGTATACAAGAAGAACGTACTAAAGTTACTAGCTTCATAGAAGGCGCTATTGCTAATAACGCTAATCTTGACAGGGCACTTGATCAAATCCCTCTAGAGCATAAAGCTTTTGCTAGAGAGCAGATAAAGGCTCTAGAAGAGTTCAATCAAGGTAAGCAAGAGAGGGCTGAAAAGGCTGCTCTTAGAGTCCCTCTTACTGAAGAACAACTTAGTGAATACGAAAGTGTTGTAGGGAAAGAAGCTGTAAATGCTTACAGGCGAGGTGTTGCAGGGGATATACCTGTTAAGGCAAGAATGACTCTTGAGAATCTTTATAACGATGTTACAAAAGCAGAATTAACGGCTAGGAACTCGGATAAGGTTGAAAAGATGCTTGCACCGTCTGAGGCAGGTATTGAGAGAGCAAGGGCAGCTATAGACAGAGCTTTTGTTGGTACTGGGATGAGAGGCTTTTTAGGGTTTGGTACGCCTTCTCCTTTAACAGATGAAGAAAAAGAAATGTTTGCTGTTACAGTTGCATCTCAGGTTAAAACTGACCCTAAGTGGCAGCCTACCGAGGATAATTTGTTAAAACTCTGGGAAGAAGTAAAAGCAAAGAATGGTATGGATGTACCAAAAGTAGAGGATGTACCAAAGGTAGATGGAACAACTAGTGCTGGAATTACATGGACTATAAAAGGCCAATCAAATGGTTGAAGTTGAGATCGAAGGGATCGGTACAGTTGAACTAGACGATTCTTTTCTTAATGCAACGCCTGAAGTACAACAAGCTACTATAGAAGAAATCCATGCTCAGCTTAAGAAGCCGGAAAAGCCGAGTGAAGATTCTAGTGTAATAGACAAGGTGATGGGACCACTTCGTGAGTTTGCTGGAGGGGCTTCTTTTCAGTTTGCAGATGAGCTTGAAGCTGGATTTAGGTCTTTGGTTGATCGTATACCGACCGAAGCAGACCGTATTGCTCAGGAAATAAACCCAGAAGCTGAACCTGAATATCTCGGATACTCAGACTTCAAGGAAGATATTGCACAAGAAAGAGGCGAGTTCAAGGAAGAGAATCCTTGGCTTTCACTTGGTCTTGAGTTCGGTGGTGCTATTACTACAGGCGGGGCTGTAAGCAAGCTAGTAGGTCTTGGTAGTACAGTTCGTAGTGCAGCTGTAAGACAAGGGGGCGCTGGTGCTGTAGAAGCTGGTGTATACGGCTTTGGTTCTGGGGAGACCCTAGAAGAAAGAGTAGAAGCAGCTAGCTATGGTGTTGCACTAGGCGCTCCTCTTGGAGCTGGTATTGGTGCAGTTGCACAGAGAATGAATCCTGTCTACCAGAAGAATAAGCTGATAGAAGCTGTAGGTAAGATGGATGACACAGAGTTAGCTAGTGTACTCGATCAACAAATGGCTACTAGGGTACTGAAAGCTAAAGTACAAGGTGCTACTCCAAAAGACATTCCTCCACCTGTAGCCTTAGTGTATGACGTAGCCGATGACTTAAAGATACCCTCTAACAAAGTAAAAGCTCTTGGTAGGAAACTCAAAGGTTTTAACGACCATAGAGGCGACTCTATAGAAGACTTAAGGAAAGCTCTTTCTGGTGAAGGGCTTTACCAGTCTATGGAAGAAGCAGCTAAGATAGCAGCTCGTCCGGGTGCTGGAACTAAAGCTGTATTTGATTCAGTAGTAGCTCCTGCTAAGAGGATGATGATCAATCAAGTAGGGGAGAAGTTCGCTAACTTCACTAACCGTGGTTTGAACAGAGGTTTGTTGCAAAGTGCTAAGTATCACGATGAAGTTGTAGGCCCTCTTAAACCTCTTACTAAGTTCCTTGATGAAGCAGATAACGTAGACGCACAGCGTCTTAAGGGCGCTATCCTAGATGCTGCTATGGGTGAAGATGCCGCTTGGAAAGAAGTTGGTGACACTATCACTTCTATGTTTGGGGAGGATGCTTGGAAAGCATACCAGAAGTTTGATGAGGCTAACCTTGAGTGGGCTAAACGCTATAACAAGAATATAAACCAGTTCAATCCTGTAACCCGTCACTGGGTACATAGCCAAGTAGTAGGTGATCAGAGGCCAGCTGGTCTTATTACCTCAGCTACCGACCCTAACACTGCTAGCCGTACTAAGGACGTATCCTCTTTAACGAGGACTCGTAGAGAGGGTATTAGGGATAGGCTCGATGATGTAGCTAGGTACGATAATCCTATTCGTACTATGCAAGACTGGATTGACGATAACGCTAATCAAATTAATGTAGCAGAGATATTTCAGCTTCGCCCTAGGGGTCGTAGAGATATAGCTACGGCTACTGATAAGGCATCTGAAAAGATAACTAAACAGGACAGGAAGTCTCTTGTTAAGGGAGAGAAGAAGGCTGGTTCAGTAGGAGCAGCACTGGCTGAGCGTATGAAGGCAGAAGGCTACTCTGATGTGCAGATAGAGAATGCTCGTCAGTTGATGCACAACGTACTGTTTGATGCTCAAAGGGCACCTTCTTCTTTGATACGCAGTATTAGGAACCTAGGTTACGCTGGTACGATCATGAACCCCTACGGTGCTGTACTTAACCTCCATGACGTATTTAACGGTATGACTGCTATGGGTGTTAGGAACGGAATATCTACACTGTTTCGTAAGTCTGAACTCTCAGCCAAAGACGTAGGCTTAGCTTCTCAGTACGCAGGGGAGTACGTTAAGAGGCTGGGTAACTTTGATAATAACGCATGGGCTAAGTGGACTAAGTTCACAGAACAGTTAGTAGAGAAGTCTGGTTTCTTATCTGGTTTCCGTTACTTAGACGGGTTTGGTAAAAGTAAGATAATGCAGATGGCATTGAACCAAGCACGTAATGAAATAAGGAAAGGTTCTTTCGATAAGACTTGGGAGAATACATTCACCTCTTCAGAAATTATGCAGCTTAAAGCTCAGCTTGCTAAAAGCGATAAGCCCACCGACCTTATGAAAGAGCTTGCTATGTTTAGGCTGTCTGAGCTTCAGCCTATTAACCCTGCTCAGTCTGCTAGATACTCTTTAGAAAACCCTAACGCTAGGGTGCTCTATATGCTCAAAGGTTTTGCTATTCGACAGCTTGACTTCTTAAGACGTAATTCTATAGACGAGTGGAAGAAAGGTAACAAAGCAAAGGCTATGGCATTTGCAGCTAAGTATGCACTAGTATCTGGTGGGGGTTTTGCACTTGTACAAGAAGCAAGACAGCCTGTTAAATTTGATGAGGCTGACTTCAGCCCTGAGAACTTAGCTTCTTTAGCTGGAAGGCAGATGGCGTCTGTGGGGTCTTTAGGTGCAGCTGGTGCTAGTGATTTTGCGTGGGATAAGTTCTGGGACAACCCTGTAGAGGCTTTTGCTCAAGGGCTTATACCACCACTGAATATACCTATGGCTGTATGGGATGATAGTAAGTCTATAATTGAAGGTGAGTCTCCTACTAAGGTTCTGTCGATGGTACCTGTAGTAGGTAAGGTTATCTTTGAACCCTTGTTGAGTGAGTGATATGAAGACTGAGAAGGTAAAAGCTAAATACCAGAAGAAGTATAACGCTACACCTGAGGCTAAGAAGAAGAGGGCTTCTGATAACAAGGCCCGTAGAGAGCTAGGTCTCAAGAAGGGTGATCCCCGTGACGCCTCCCGTAAGGGGGGCAAGTTCGTTGCTGAGCACAGGTCAGAGAACAGATCACGGGGAGGTAGGGTAGGTAACAAAGAAGGGAAAGCGGCAGGAGGAAGGAAATCCCGCCGCACTTAGGTTACTTAGCTAACCCCACACTACCGGAGTACTAGCCAGTTTTTTCATCCATCTGTCGTGAGCTTCTACGATTGCTTCGGTCAGACTCTCCTTTATCTCAGGGTGTTCCTTTATTAACTTAAAGTACGCCCTTCTATTAATAACCCTTTCTTTCGTGTAAGGGCTAAGATCAAAGTTTATACGTAAGTCAAAAGCGTCACTCAATTCTTTTTCTACACTAGATTTCACAAGCACCTCCTACACAGGCTAGAGTCTGTGAACCCTCTGTCAAGTCTGAGGATTCAGAGATGTCCCACTGGAACTCAGTAGGGAAGTTCTTAATCAAATCATTATAGCGTTCCTCTGTGATAGCCTCGTAAGGGGCTTGTTCGTATGTGTGTTCACTATAAGGCAAGAAGCTTACACCACTCACGTTGTCGAAGTTATTGTACATCCACTGCCCTATCTCTAAGAACTCATCGTCCCTGTAGTACACAGTGATACTAGGCTTGTGTTCACACCAGTGCTTCTGGTAGATATCCCACAAGTACAGCTGATCCATACCAGACTCTTCAGATGCAAACACAGCCCCGTTAGGTGCCTTCTTAGGGAAGGAGAACACCTTGGTAGTGGGTGAGGTTACATCTGTCTCACAGGGCACTCCAGCGTCTTCTAGTACCTTACACAGAGGGTCACGCATATCTGCACGTACTCTACGGATATAGTGAGGTGCATACCTTGCATGGATACCGCTAGCACTATCGACCAGCTGTGACACAGTTCCTGAGGGCTTAACACAAGTGATAGCAGCAGACTGATTAATTCCAAGACGTTCTGCCCACTCCTTATTAGTCCTTACAGCTACATCCTTCAGGTTCTCCAGTACTGCCGGGAGGTCTTGGTTAGCGTAAGTGTTAAAGAAACTGTGATCCATGATGCCTGTCAGTGATACACCTAGTAATGCTTCCTCTTCTGTGTTCTTCTTCCATACACTCCGTAGATACCTGAAGTCTGTCAAGGTAGCTTGCAGGGTTCCCAGAATAGACGCAATTCGTACCTTCCCTTCGATATCTTTGATAGTATCCTCTGGCCTGAGCACAACCTCTGACAGGTTACAGAACTGATTAGGACGAAGGATAATCTCCGAACAAGGGTTAGTACCGAAGTCATAGGTGTTATCCCTACGGCCATTCTTTGCTGCTTGCTTCTGTGAAGCTACCCTTGAGAAGAAGCCTCGTTCACCAGAACGTGACTCATATAGGCTACTCCACTCGTTAAGGAATGCCTCAAAGTCTGGCTTCTCAGTGTAGCAAGCACTGTTGTTAGCAAGACCACGGTGTGGGTTATCCATCCACCACTGACCATGCTTAGCCCTACGGATACGATCATCTGTCAGATTACTGAGGCTGATCAGTGCAGAACGCCGTACTCCTCCGACGACAACGATTTGTGCCACTTTACAGCATAGGTCGTGACATTCAATGGAGTTAAGCTTTCGTCCAGCAGCTCCTCTAAAGACTTCTGTGGTGAATCGGAATAACTCTGTAAGAGGTTCAGGGCCGCTTGCACGACCTCCAAAGGTTTTGAGTGTTGCACCCGCAGGTCTAACTCTAGATACATCCCACTTGGGAATTTTGCCACTGTATAACAGAGATATAAGTTCTCGGTATGATGAAGCCCACCCAATTTTACTATCTGCGACATTAATAACTGTATCTGTGTCATACAATTTCTCTGCTACTTCTGGGAGTTTATTAATGTACTGGCGCTCTACAGAAAACCCTACACCAGTACCACACATAAGAATGTACATAAGCTCATCGAAGGCACGTGGGTGATCTACGACAAGGTATGAGCAGTTAAAGCCTGCTACATTGTCCCTGTCGAGAGCCTTCCCTGCTGTCATCATGGCCCGCATACTGGGCATAACATCACAGTTAAAGATAGCGTGAAAGACCTCATCAGCGGTGTCACGGTCTAGCTGACCACGATCAACGAAGTAATCTATATACCGCTCTACAGTCTCTCGCCACTCCTCTCGACGCTGTTCCTCTGGAATGTACCGTGCATACCGTGACTTGTGAATGTATTCCTCATAACCAGTCTTAAGCATATTTCCTCCCTAGGATAATGTCTGGATTGTTCTTCATGAAGTCTAATACCCTAGCTAGTGCGTACTCTTCCCTAGGGTTATCTAAGTAATTGATCAGCTTGTTGAGGACTACTTCAAGTCCTTCTGTATCTACAATTTCTGAGAAGTCAGACATAGTGTACTCATACCATGCCTCTTCCAGATCAGCTTGTGACATAACCACATCTTCAGACTGCATAATAAGCCCTCACTGCCTCTAATGCACGAATGAACTCTTCAATCTCTATCCCATCCTGATCCATACAGCTATCAAAGATACCCATGTAAGGTGTTGTAGAACCTTTAGAGCGCAACCTCTCAATATATTTTAGTTGTTGCACCATGTCATGTTTAATTACATCCATGCTCTCTACAAATGCTCTATCAACTACTTCGCTGTCTAGCTCAATAACGATCTTGTGCATACGTTACTCCATACCCAACCAGTATCCGATAATAGCACCAGCTAACATCACCATTGATATATCCAGTAACATTGTCTCATACATCACCTATCTCCCTTACCCTGTATCGTACCATTACGAAGACGCCTGTCGAGCTTCTCTATGTTGGCCTCTGCTACTTCTTCTAGGTGTATCCCTTCACGTTTGAGTAACACAGCTAGGTTCCAGAGTACATCTCCAGCTTCTGATACAACCTTGTCACGGTCGATAGTTACTGTGTCACCCCGTAGAAGGGGCTTGATGAACAGATCAGCTAACTCAGCGGATTCTACCATAAGCGAGGCTATAGGGTACATCCTGTTCTTGAACATAGCGAACTGTTCTGCACGGAGCTGGTATTCATTAAAGTCCATCGCTACACAACTCCTTTATTAACCTATCAAGATACCAGCGAGCCTTACGTAAATCTTCTACACCGTTCTTGTAGGAATGTCTGTGAATATACTTTATCACGTTACCTTCGCAGTAGGCATAGAAGTTCTCACCTAGCTGTTGTTTTATGTAGTCAATGGCCTCAGTAGAACCATTGTTGTAGTGTGCTGGTTTTTCTACTACGTCATACTGACCCTTCTCTTCCCACCACTGCTGGCGCTGCTGGCTCTTCTTACTAATACGATCCCACTCTGCTTCTGTTGCGTCATTGATACTCATGAGTACTTCCTCCGTAGGAATTCAAGAGAGATAGGCATCTCGTCGAACTGCCCATCGTTTACCTCGTTCAACATCCAGATACCTCTCCAGCTACGATTAGTCTGAGGGTTCAGATATTCCTCATCGTGTTGGTAGAAGATACCACCAAAGATACCTGTCATCCTCTTACCATCTGCCCTAGTAGCGAAGGCTATATCTCGGTCCTGTACATGGCCCATTACACACGACATGTGCTTCTTTGTCAACATCAATCTAGCAGAAGATACAGGTCTACCCATAACACCAGAGCAGAAGTAATGACTGTAGGCTACACCGTCTATGATAACTATCTCAAGGAAGGGGTGGACTTCCCATCCGTCCTGCTTAAGCCATAGATCGTCGAAGCTTATAAGCCCATCTAGCTTACTGTCATCGTTGATAGCCCTCATAATACGGTTCTCGTGGTTACCGAGAAGGAAGACCATCCGTGGATTCCACATAGGTTTCTTGTTACGCCTAAGCCTGCTTCTCTCTTGCTCGATAGGCAACAGGAAGTCATCCATAGCATTCTTACCTGCTATTATATCATCGTTATAACGCCTCCCTTCAAAGCACTTCTTACCTACATCGTAGGTACTCAGAGAAGGCATATCCCAGTGGTCACCTAGGTGGATGATTACATCAGGTTTCTTCTCAGCAGCGTACATACCAGCCCATTTAAGGTGCTCTGTGGTTGATCCGGGCTTGACTTGTGTATCAGGGATTACTAAGTGTCTCATACATCCTCCGCAACAAGTTTCTGATACATTTCCTCATGCACCAATAGCATTGCATCTCTCAGTTGTTGTGAAACTCTATACAGGCCACTTACTTCAGTAGTCCAAACATCATGCTCGGAGTTTTTAAGCAGTCGTTCGGCTTTAAGGATGGCCTCACAATAATCACGCACAATTTGCTGTCCGTAGTCAGTCATACATCCTCCGTGGTGGCGAGGGCTTCATGTGCCTGCGCTCCCTCGTCTGATCCAAAGTCCCCATATCCCGTTTCGACATAGGCCAGTAATTGCTCCAACGTCTCCCGCATCACCCGCACCTTGTATCGCTGTGCCACAGCATCAGCCTCCGCAGCGGCGAGTTTGGATTCTAGTCGAGTTATTGCTTCATCCAGAGGCTCACCCAGCCACTCGGCTGCGGCTTCCAGATTGGCTGCAAGACCGTCTCGCTCGTAATCGCGTAGCGCAGTAGCCGCCGTGTGCAGCAGGTTTGCTATGTCACTCATGATGGCTGTCTCCTTTTGCTAACCCCTTTAGGGCACCTGAGTACTTCTTCGCTATCTTGTCACCAACCTTCATTTGTCTAACTGTCTGCTTGGTCACCCTACTCCTCCTCTTACGCTTAGGTTTAGGCTTGAGGTGCTTAGGGTGTAGTGGGTTATGAGAGTACTTACCCTCCCAGTACTTCAGGAGATTCTTAAGGAACAGCTTAGGGTCATCTCCTCTTGACCGTACCCCTGCCCAGTGGAGTATCTTACCTTCTGCGGCGTTACACGATCTGTGCAACACTTGACGTACATGCCCTGTAACGTGACAGTGGTCTAACGCAGCTTCGTAGACCTCTATGTACAACCCGCATAGTGGACAGACACTCTTCTGTTTAGCTAGTGCAGCCTCCCTGTAAGTCTTAATCTCAGAGTTTTTAAGGGTTACACCCATTCCATAATCTCTTGGACTGCCATGTCCTTAGCTGCTTCAGCACCGAGTGAAAGAAGGGTATGGGTTACGTTATCACCTATGTTTGACACCACCTCTATACCGAACTCAGATGTAACACCTACAGCACAGAGGATACCACCAGCGTCTAGGATGTCGTTCATCTTCTTACGCATCTTAGCCTTACCTTCATTCTCCTCTGGCTTTAAACTTACTACCTTCAAGGTACTGTCTGTATCCTTCGTCATGTTCAGCTCCGATAGTATCTAGTGTGAATATCTCGTCGTAGTCTCTGAGCATCCAGAGTAGCATACCTTGCTCTTGGAAGTACTCCTTTGTTACCTTCTCTGACTGACCCTCTGAGTAACCCCATTGGTAGTACAGGAAGGTTACAAGGGCTAGTGAATCAAAGGCAGTACTGACAGTAGATAGAAGCTTCTTGGCAGTAACTGGCCCTACACCCTTACCCCGTATACCTGCATCATCCTTTATCCACTTAGGTAGATTAGGTAACCCCTTGATGTTATCGCAGTTGTCACCTACAAGTAGCTGGTAGCAGAAGTGTCTGGTAGCTTGTAGCTCACTAACCCAGAACCGTTCTCTGCTAGTTGGATTGTAATGCCATCCGGGTGTGTTCTTTAAGTCTTTATCAGGCGATGATACGATTACTCGACATTCATCTTGGTCACCTCCGTTAGCTAGGAAGTCTTGGTATAAAAGAATGGAGACCTTATCATCGGCCTCCATCCCATTAACCTGCTCAGCACCTAGCACCTCAATCATATAACGTGTTATATCACCGAAGTGACTAGGCTTCCTAGCTGATCTGGTACCCTTGTACTCAGGAACCTCATCCCTGAAGTTCCCTTTCCCTTTGATGAATATCTTATAGTCGGGATCATCACAGTCACGAGTGATCTGCTCTACCTTCTTCTTGATCAGGTGAAGAGCATGACTCAGAGGCTCACTTTCAGCAGCAAAGCCACTTGAGTAAATCATCTGGTCACCGTCTATAGCTATCACTCTCTTTCGCCCTTGAACGTATCTACGAAGTGAGTAAGGAGGTCTATCAACTTTTGAGCTTCCTCGTTATCACGTATGTAAAGAGCTACGCCACCAGAGTTATAAACTGTTATAGTGTCATCTACCATAACACGGCCATCAAAGCGCCAACTCTCTGTTACACGTACAACCGGATCATCATCGTTGATGAACCCAAGGCACTCTACTACCTTATCTGTAGTTTTCAAAACAAATCCTCCTCAATCTTCTTTGACGTAGGGGTAGAACGCTTCTCTACCTTCTCGATCTGTTCATCAAGGGCAGAGCTGGTATCCTCTCCTTCCTCGTAGTGCTTACGCAGACCCTTCATGACCTTGTAGATAGTCTGTGTCTGCTCAACGAAGAACTTGTAGAACTCAGGTGAACCTGCGGCACCCGGAGAGCCGTGAAGAGATACCTGCATAGCGAGGTTAGCCGCATGACCTAGCTCCACACCCAGAGTACTGAATCCACCCTTGGCTGGACTAGCACCTGCGGAGCCACCCGAACCACCGGAGATGATCTTCACGTTCTTCATGAACTTACCACCACCATTGTCGAAAGACACCTCAGCACCTTTCTCTGGCTGGACCTTAGCCCACTCCATCTTAGTTGAGTACCATGTACCTCCTACCTGAATGCTGTACTTGTCGAACTTAGTGGATACTGCTTCTACTACGCCAGTTACAATCGCCATAATGTCCTCCTAGGACTGTTGGATTACTAGTATAACACTGTTACTGTTTACTGTCTAGTGAGTTTCTGCCCAAGAATTGCCTACTTTGTACTCACCTGTTAGGGGTACGTTGAGACCAAGAACTTGAGCTGCGTCTGTGATTGATTGAACTCCTATCTTACCTACCTCCTCTGCTATGTCAAGTGGGCACTCCCATTGCTCTTCATCGTGGTATCTGATGAGGGCCTTAGCCTCCGGGTATAACTCTGTTATACGCTTGTGAGCAATTACTAGAGCGTACTTCATGACGATGGCACCACCGCCTTGGAGCTTAGTGTTAAGTAATGAATGTTGTGATCTCGTCAGTAACCACCTCCCGTCTAGTCCAGTTATGTACTTCTTGCCTTTTGATTCCCAGTCTTTCTCGATAGCTGCCTTGAGCTTCCTGAGACCTTCGTTGTTCTTCCAGAAAGAATCATACCACTCCTTGGCTGTGTTCAAGGGTACAGACAGAGACGATGCAAGTCTAGCTGGTTGTGCTCCATACGTGATAGCGTACTTGAATGTCTTAGCTGTTGCCCTGTCAGGCAGCCCTAGTGCAAGCTGATTCTTTGTGTGGATGTCACCGTCCATGATCTCATCTGCATAGTCAGAGTCGAAGGGGTACACATAGTGAGCCTCCATACAAGCCTCAAGAGACGAGGCATCCCAGCCTACCATGACCATACCCTCTCTAGGTATGAATAGAGAGCGTACCTCCTTGCCTAACACAGAGCCTACACGGGGTATGTTAACGATGTCCCTGTGGATGAACCTACCAGTAGGAGTACCTAACGTGTCTGCACTGTGGTGTATAATACCTGTCTCATATAAACCGGCGATACCATCAGATGTCTTATAGACCAATCCAGTACCTTTGTCCGAGCGAAGGATATTCTTACGTGACCTGCACGTAAGCCACCTAGTGATCAGGTCAGACTTCTCAGGCGAAAGAATCTTAGTTAAGTTAGGGCAAGGTTCTTTACTTACTGGGTCAGTAAGCCTAGGAGAAGTCTCTATAGTCCTACCTGCAACCTTCTTGGTATTCCAGATAGTAGGCTTCCAGCCTTGCTCTAGCAGGTACTTCTTTAGGTCAGTCTGATTACTCAGAGTTAGCTTCCTCTCAGTGATCAGTGGTTCCTTGATAGGGAGTTCATGGTGTTCGTCGTTCACCTCGGCTACCCAGATCAGCTCACCTCTCTCTGATACAAAGCGTAGGAGCTTACCTCCGCAATGACCCTCGATATAACGTGTTATAGCTGATGATAAAGTCCCGTCCTTCTTGAACTGTATCTTAGGTGGGTGTTTAACGGCAGAAGGTGGGAGAGGCATAGTAGGTAACCACTCCTCAGCTTCCCTCTCTAAGTGCTCCATCGCTATTTCTACCTTCTTAGCTAGAACTAACGCGGAAGATACGTCGAACCTGAACCCGTGCATCCCCTGCTCTTTGATCAGCCTAGCTACGTGCTGCTCTAGCTGTAACGGAGTCTTGAAGGAAGAGCCTACACCGAGCTTACTGATCTCTCTTTTGAGGCGTTCTATTACCTTGGTGGTAAGTATACAGTCAACTTCACAGTAGGTAGATAGCAAAGCTAAAGAACACTTATCGTAGTCAACCTCAAGCTTGCCCTCTCCGAAGTACTCCTGTGCATAGTTCTCAAGGGAGTGTGACTTCCTGTCGTTGAACACCAGCTTGGACAGGATGTAACCATCTGCGTGTTTAATATCACGCTCTTTGAACACACTTACTAAGTCTACACCCCATAGCTTCTCGATCATAGGGAAGTCGAAGGCAGACCCATTCCATGTGTATATAACAGAGTTATTAGGAATCCTATCTATGTAAAAGCGAAGCGTTGGTGAATCCGTTATACAAAAGAACTTCCCGCCTTGTTCCTTAAGTCCGACCATCCTGATCGTCTTAAAGTCTGTCGTAGTCTCTATGTCAAGACAGTAAATCATGGACTATGTCCTCGTCAGGGGTAGGGTCAAGTACCACGTTGATCATCCTACCAGTCTTAGTGTCGTACTTCACTGTATCACACAAGCCAGTGAAACCGAAAGTCCTGTTCTTCAGGATACGGATACGGGAGAAGTCAGAGTCATCACCCTGCTGGTCCCTCTCCATACCTACCACTGCCCACGATAGCTGCTCAAGGGCTGCTGAACCACGGAGGTCTGTTAACTCTACCTCACCACCCTTGGCAAATGACTTCTCTCCACCAGTCCTCTTCAAGTGTACTACCTGAATGAGACCTACACCAGTCTCAACTACCATCTTGGCTAACTGAGTCATAAGGCTGTCGATATCTTTACGCTCGTTGTTGGAGTTACTGGCAGAGATAACCATACTCAAGTGATCGAGGATGATGAAGTCACACCGCTTGCTTCTAGCGTAGTAGTATAACTTGTTTATAAGGTTCTCGCTGTTCAGGCCACCGAAGTGCTTGAAGAAGAAAGTCTTACCGTTACCTACCATCCTGTCGTAGTGGGGCTTGGTCTCTTCGTAGCTAGGTGGGGAGAACCGGAACTTGTTAAGAGGTATGTTCATGTCTAGTGCAATCAGGGCTTGTGCTGCAACTGACATCTGATCCTCAAGGGCTACCACTGCAACTGTACAGTCTTGGTCGATGAGAGACTTGGCTAGCTCACGTGTCATTGTGGACTTACCTATACCTGATCCTGCACAGATAGTCACAATCTCTGACTTACGTAACCCGTGGAGCTTCTCTTGCATACCTATGAAGGGTATCTTGTATCCCTCTTCAAGGGGTTCTAGCAGGGACTCTAGGCTTATGTCTGAGCCTGAGACTATGCCCTCAGGTTCGTACAGAGGAGCTTTGAGACAGGCATTCCTGAAGGCTTCGCCGTTACCGCTGGTAAGCAGATCGCTAACATCTTTTCCGTACTCCTCTGGGATAGTTACAACATGGACGGCGGTGAGAGTACTTAACCAGTCTGCTACCTCGACTGCTGCTTTCTTCCCCGGCTCATCGTTATCGAACACTACGAATATCTTTTTGTACCCTGCAAAGAATGCTGCCTCGGATGTCATGATCTTATCAAGAGCTGCACCATTAGGCACAGAGACTACATGGTAATCCTTAGGCACACCATACTTGGAGTCCATCAGTATAGTCTTAGCTGCTAGGGTATCCTCTTCACCTTCTGTCACTATAAGAATAGGGCTAGACTTAACACAAGCTTGCTTACCGAACAGACCTTCGGGTGTACCTACCCAGAAGAACTTCTTCTCAGCTATCTTCCTGCACTTAGCTGCATACATCTCCTTACCGTAGTACGGGTAGTACACAGTGTCAGGCTTACCTGTAGTCACATCAACGGATACACGGATATCGTATAACGCTGTTATATCATCAGGGATCATACGGGTAGGGTTACTGCCTACAGGGTATGTCGCTACCTGTGAGATATTAAGTTTACTCTTTGGTGCTAGCTCTGCTCCCTTACGTTCTTGGTAACCACATGAGAAACACCTAGCACCTCCGTCTTCGTATCGTACTAGGTTATCACCAGTAGTGTCTCGACCTTCTGACCTGCACTTAGGGCAGGACTCCTTTACGTATTTACTCATACTCACATAACTCCTTCAGCATGACCTCTAGGTCTCTCTTGGTTAGTGTAATGATATCATCACCAGTGTCAATGATTACTACATCTCTCTTGAGTTCAGGGTCATACGAGATTTCCCAGTCTACTCTGTCCATGACTCACCTCGCTTATCAATCAGGTAACCTTCTAGAAAATTATCATCCTCGTCTTCAAGCATGAAGGCTGCCTTGATTGCAATTGGTTTGCACACATGACATAACTCTTCAAACTCTTCTCGTTGAGGTATCCACACTGGGTAGAAGGCTGTATCACAAGCCTTGCACCTAGCGTACTTCATATCATCCAGTTCCATGTCCCCTCCTAGATAGTCTAGATATCTAGATATCTTATAACAACATATAAATATATCTAGATAAGTCTAGATAAGTCTAGATATCTAGATAGGGTAACAGAGTGTAACCTTAGTGTCAAGTCTCACCTCTGAGGAGGGAGGCTACCTTTTTGCCAACAAACTCTGCCCCGTGCTCGTTGATCAGCGTGGCGATACATTCACTTGGATTCTCTTGGAGTGCCTCAATGACTATCTGTCTCTTCACTGCGTATGGCACAGAACCTACAGTGATTGGTTCACCCTCTTTTACAGTTAACTCAGCGATAGGCGTAGGCTTAGCTTTTACTTCTACCTTCTCTGCACTGTACAGATGGTTCTTCCTTGAGGTACACTTGACGGTAAATCCCAGAAGTTCACGGCAGATACGCGAAGTATCGTTGATGATATTGTTTACCTTCTTGCGTCTATCTGCTACTTCGTGCTTGAACTCAGGGTCTTGAACCCAAGGCTCTATAGCCCTCCTGAACTCAGTGACCTTCTCTGCTAGGTCTGTAGCGATATACGTTTTACCGTGTAGCTTATCAGCTGAGGTACTATGGGCTGATATAATAGTCTCCCTAATATAGCTCTGGAACTTATCGTTACCCATTACTGCTTCGATTGCGTTGTCTACGAATGACATAAATATCTCCTGATTGTGTATAAGTGTGTATAACAAGTTATAAGAAAAGCTTAGGTATTAGCGACCAAAGGCCGCTGCTACGAATTCCTGTACTGCTGACTGCTCAGACTTACTGCACCGTGTGGTGTAGTTCATCCGTATTGCATCCTTGACTGTTACACCTGCATCGACAAGCTTAGCGATAGCAGTCAAGTTACGTGGTGAAAAGGCAGTAGCTATGTCACCCTTCTTGAATCCTGCGTGGCACAGGTAGCTGAACTTAGCCAGACGCTCAGCCTCAGTAGGGGTGATAGTGCGTGAAATACCTGCCAGTAGTCTAATTTCTTGTTCTTGTGTGAGATAATCTTGCTCGATCACTATGTCCCAGCGATTGATGAAGCTGGCATCTTGTACGTTAGATGCACTGTACAAGTCCATGTCTTCGCCGTTACCCTTGGTGTTGTCGGATGCACACACTACCCAGAAGTCATCAGGCTTGAGTGTACCACCCGACTTAAGCTCTGGAAGGGCAAGCTCACGACGATCTAGCAGGCGCTGGTACATGACGTTAGCGAAGCCCGAGGCCCGTGACAGCTCGTCAAGGTTACACAGTGTAGGCTCTGCGAGAGACTTAGGCAGTACACCCATGACGAAGTCCGTGCTCTGCTTACCATCGTCGTCTACGTTAATGTGGACCTGACCAAAGATACTAGCCTTGTCAAGCTCCATGTTGTGCTCTATACGAAGGTACGGACGGCCAGTGCTAGCAGCGTAGTACTCGTACATCAATGTTTTACCTGCACCAGTAGGGCCTACTACGTTAACCTTAAGGCCAAGGCTGATACTCAGACTTAGCGTCTCGAATTCTTGCACTGGTGGGATGTAAGGCTCTGGCTTTATAGCACTGTTATAACCCTTGAACTCTGGTACAAGGTGATCAGGTACATACTTAGGCGTCCAGAACATCTCAGAGAAGGGCACAAGGCGCATAGTCCTGCCATCATCTCTGTTGGCCCATGGGGTGGTGGTGAGAGTAGTTACTTCCTCAGGCACAGGTTCTTTGGCAGCCTCGACAGCAGCAGCCTCAACAGTACGCTCGCGCTTACGGCCCTCAAGGATCTCAAGGATTTCGTCAGCGATATCAGTAGTAGCACGTGAAGTAGTCATGGTATATCTCCTTTTAAGTAGTATAAGTCTGAGTATAACAGGTTATAAGTCTGAGTTCAAAACAATTTCTTCTTAACAACATCGAACAAACAAGCTTCTAGATCGTCAAGCCTGTACAGTACCGTGTGATCTGGGTAGAATTTACTGACAGAATCGTCAAGTATACCTATACCATAACACTCGATCTTCTTACTTACTTCTCTAACAACATCCTTTGTGAATGTATAGCAATCCCCAGCGTTATCAGCACAGGGCATACCGTCTGACAGTACTAGCAGTATCTTCCTAGGCTCTGGCCTTGCGTACAGCTGGGCAGCACCCCATAGGATAGACTCACCGTCTGCATTCTGGATCATCCTGTCCCAACACTTGCCGTACTCCTCGATGAACTTCTTGGGTGAAGGACGCTCTGTCCAGTCCTTGAGGATATAGTGCATAGTGCCGTGCTTGAAACATTCTGTAAATCCGGTGATTTTGACCGGGATACCTAGCGGTGTTAATGCCTCCTGAAGTAAGCATACCGCAGCACCAGAAGCTACGAATTTATCACCTAGCATTGAGCCTGACATGTCTGTAAGTATATGAATTGCCGTACCTTTTACGTCTATGCGTGACTCTTTACTAGTGAACACATCAAGTGACCCTGTCGGTACACGGTACAAATCACGCTTATCTAACCGCCCACTCTTCTTGTTATGTACAGTTTGGCTCTGAGTTCGCGACTGAAAAAGCCGGAAGACTTGTCCCGATAATTTCTTACCTGACTCGTATAACTCTGTTATAGCCTCGTTATAAGCTTTGTTTAAGGTACCCTTAGGTCTGGTAACAAGCATTTTGGTCCAAGGAGTGTAATCCTTGGATGGCTCATGATCATACGTGATAGTGTAGCTGTCCTCGCTTGCCTTGCCTTCCTTGTGTACATGGGCCATAAGGTCTTTGTAGGACACAGTGCCCTTGGCAGAATCCTCACCATCTTCACCGCCCTTGTCTTTGGCCTTGCCCTTAGACGACTTCTCCTCTCCCTCGCCCTCTCCCTCCCCTTCCTCAGACTTCTTGTCTTGCTCGGTGTCATGGCCCTCGGTGCCGAGAATCTTTATAACAAGGTTATACACGTCCTCGGCAGTAACAGCAGCGTTAAGCTCAGCGGTAAGGTGAGAGTACTTATCTGGGTCTGGTACTACACTGGCGAAGTCTACAGCAGGGAATGCTACGTCAGGTTGCCAGTCACCACGCGCAGTGTACACCCAGCCAAAAACATTGATGATTAACTCCATGTCAGGGGCGAACCCCTTAGTACGTATATTGTGCGCACCATCCGCACAGTGATAGGCCTGAGTCCATGAGAGTGCCTCGTCACGTCCGGGCCACATTCCCAATCCATTCTTCTCCTGCCTGTAATCATCCAATATATTGTAAAGACGGCCAGTCTGACTGTCCATCTTAAACTTCTTCTCTTTGAGGAGGTCTATAGTATCGACCACCTCAGGTGCATGGTGGCCAATCTCGTGATACACGTACCCTAGCCACACAGTAAGTCTCTGCTTAGACCAGTAAGCGTTGATCTCTGGTACATGGACAGTACGGTTCACAAGGTCAGTCCATGGCTGAGGATCGGTGGTCATCTTGAGTGATAACTCATTGGTGTTGGCTACCCTCTCGATAGCCTTGAAGGTTGCGTAAGCGTCAATCATGTACTTCTCCCTTATAACAAGTTATAAACCAGTATGATAACGGATCATGCCGTTGATACATAGGCGTAACCCGCTTGTTTGACGACAACCTATAGTGGATAGACACTGCACCCTCCGCTACTAGGTCATTGATCAACAACTGTGCCTTCTTGCAGCTAGAACCATAAAGTCTGGCCAACTCAGCTACTACGAAGGGATACTTCCCTTTCCACATCTCACTGTTATACAGAGAGTCCCTACTTAAGTCCCTATACATACCTTTCTTCCTCTATAAATTGTTATAGGCCGCAAGCTTCCTCGGCCTCTTTAATCAGGTTGTAATGGTATATCTTGACATAATCAGGGTATTGGTCCTCGAACTTTGCCCTTCTACGCTTGATGGTATCGCAAAGATCATCGTCCAAGTCTGCCCATCCCCGGATAAACTCTCGGTTCAAGTAATCCATCGCCGCTTCAAACTGCTTGTACTCTAACTCTGTCATAGTCAATACCCTCTGCTAATCAGCCAGTCATTAGTGAGGTACAGCGTAAGTCCCCACAAAAACACGTTGAATGCTACCATATAGAATGTATTCATCTTGCCACCTCGATCTTGTTATAACCTGTTATAACCCTAGGCCTCAAACTTCGAGGCCCAGTTCGATAGCAGCTTCCAGTAGTTTAGCGGCCAGCTTCTCCCGGATTTCCAATTCGCCTTTGTAACGACCAGCCAGTGTATTAGCCAATTCACGCAATGGACACCCGGCCTTTTCCCGTGTGGCTGCGTATGTCAATTCGCCATCCTTCACTATCAATGCCCCGGCCTCGATGCCCAGCTCTTTGTGTACCTGCTTTGAACAGCGAGAGAACAGGGTCCGAATATTGGCCATCTTCCCTTCCTCGGCCATTCCCTGCCACAGTGCCACAAGGCCAGCAGCTCCCTCATTCTTGCCTGATTCGATCCAGACAGTGTAATCATTCCGAATCATACCGCTGACATTTTCAAGAACCTGCCCTGTGAGGATCATTGCTCTGATATTCTCGGAAACTTGCTCGGCTGTCAGTTGAATTGAATTGGTCATGTTTGCGATTCCCTTTGTCTAGTTTCGGCCTTATGGCCATTCTCAAGTACGGCGAAGCACCGCACGACTAGACCACGATCCTTTTCTGGACCGTGACCCCAATACTTTATCCTATGATCAGTAATCCGAAGTAAATCACCTGAGTAGCTACCTAATTGTTATTGTTGGCATCAGCTCCGCTTTTCCTGTTTGCACTGGTGGGGTTGATCTAAACCAGACAGGGAGAATCCATTCCCGGCATCCGCAGCATCCGATAAACTTACCGAACATAGGGAGTATCGAGTCTTTACCTCAGAGCGGCCGTCTCACGGGCCATTGCTGGGTCGAGTTCTGTTTGGCATTTTAGAGTCGATGCCTACCTTGTCGGGGTACTCCTCGGGGGGCGCGGAACCAATCGCCAGCCTTTCGGCCTTTACCACGGAGCGGTGACTACAGTACTGGGGCCAACGTCACTCGGACGACTTACGGTGCGCGCCTTTGATACTCCCGGCTTCGGCATCCTGCCTGCTACCCTGTACTGCCAGACCAGAATAGCAGATTGGGGAACCGATACAATGGTCTGATCATTTATTAGATGAATAGTCGATATTCACCAGATGAATACAAGGGCAGACTTACGCGATTACCATATAAGGCAGTGCTATGCAATGCCATGAGAGTACTTTCGCGGTATAACATGTTATACCAGATCGGGTTGATATTGGGCTGTATTGGGCTGGTATTGTTATGCAAGTGACTCTGTGAGGCGCTGTGATGCGCTGTATTGGACGCGGGCTGTACTGCATACCGTGCTATAGGTTTTTGCACTGTGGCTTGTGCGGGCTTGTGTGAAGCCAGAACATTTGATTGTGTCAAACAAGTATCTGCTATCCTAGGTCTGAATCTCAGACTTAACTGTATGGATGTACAGTAGTTCCACAGCTGTATGTATATACAGTATGTCTGAATGCCAGACTTGGGGCTTGGGGCTTTGTAGGGTACACCCAACACATGCGCATTCTCTAATGTAACGCTTGGCATGTATGCAGTGAACACATAGGTGACCTAGTGATCTAGTGATATAGTGGAC